TATACAAAGACTAGGCGACGAGCAGGGCATAGATGACGCAGCCGACTCAATGCAGCGGTTCGCTAGCGAAATAAGTTTTGCTGTAACTGGTATTGCTGTTTTAGCAGACACTATTAGTAACAATGCTTTAGCTAAAGGTCTAAACAATTTATTAAAGTTTGGCCCTGTTGCTATGGCCATAAGTGAATTATCAAGATTAGGTAAAGCTACTGTAGCTAGTGAAACTACAGCTACTAACAGACAAAGCCCTAGAGTGGCAGAAGCGGCAGCCGCTAAGGCTGCTAAAGCGCGTAAAAAAGAGATAGCCGACCGTAGCAAAATTGTAACCATTACTAAAGCTCAGGCAGCTAATGAAAAGTTATCGCGTATGTTTGATATGGACTCTATACAGCTAGCCGCTGCTTTGCAGTACAAACTATCTAAAGAGGACGAGGCGAGGGTAAAGGCCCTCCAGGCATTAAAGACCGAGGATAAAAACGACGATATTAAAGCCCTGGACGATTTAGAAGCTGCTAAACGCCAGGCTACTTTGGACGAAATCGCCCGTATGAAATCGGTAGTAGAGGAAAGCAAAAAATCTAACGCTGAGATAATTGCAGACGCTCGTACCAGAATAGCCGCTATTCAAGGTCTAGTGAGCGGACTTGGAACTAACGCACCCTTTTTAGGCCACTTAGGTTTACCAGCAGGCGGTTCGGGTACCGGTGTAACTATGGCACCTGTCTTGCCTACCGTTCAGGATTTAATAGATCGCGAAATGGCTATAGACGCGCCATTTATGCCAGGGAACGCAGGTTTTACGAGTAACGCGCCTGCAGGCCCTACTAGCCTTACAGTAAATGTTAACCCTACCGGCTCAGGTTTTATAGGCAACCAGGACGATTTTGCACGTGCCGTACAATTAGCCTTACAAATAGGCAACCAGAGCGGATACAGTTACGACAGAGCCGGCAGTTAATGGCAGCCCCTACCGTCAACTGCATTATTAACTTTAGTACAGGGGCTTCTTTTGGTCAGGCTATGATTATAGGCTCAGGGGTATTAGGCGTTAACGTGTTGGCCGATAGTGCAACGGTTACAGCTGACGTATCTAATCAAGTACAAAGTGTAAGTATCTCGCGTGGACGTAATGCTAACGCAGACCAATTCCAGGCCGGTACTGCCTCAGTACGTATTGCAGACATTAACGGCGATTTTAACCCAGAAAACCTAAGTAGCCCCTATGCAGGGCTTTTAGCACCTTTACGTAAAATTACTATTACTGCCACTGACAATAATACAAACCTGGTCTATCCGCTGTTTGCAGGCTATATAACAGGCTATAACTTTACTCAGGCCCAAGTAGTAGGCGAGGTCAGTTACACTACTTTAACGGCTACTGACGGCTTTAGGTTGCTTAATATGGGTACCGTATCAACTGTTACAGGCGGTACCGCTGGACAGTTATCAGGGGCTAGATGTACCGCCATTTTAAACCAGATTGCTTGGCCTACCTCAATGCGAGATATAGACACTGGTCAAACTACGCTACAGGTAGACCCTGGCACCTCTAGGACTGCACTAAACGCCTTGCAAACCGTAGAAACTAGCGAGTACGGCGCGTTATATATGGACGCTAGCGGTAACGTAGTTTTTCAAGATAGGGCGTTAACTTCTAGCAGTATAGGTAGCGCTAGTACCAGTTTTGCAGATGACGGAACGGGTATTCAGTACCAGAACGTGCGGTGGGTTTTGGACGATAGCCTTGTGTACAACAAAGCCTCTATAACGGCTACAGGGTTAGCTACTCAGACGGCTACTAACCAGGACAGCATAGACAAGTATTTTTTACACAGCTATAACAAAACTGATTTACTAATGCAGACTACGGCTGAGGCCCTTAATTACGCTAAAGCCTACGTGGCCTCTAGGCAAGAAACTACCGTAAGGTGCGACAGCGTAACCCTGCTAGACCTTAATACTGTCGGTTATGACGCAGGCGTAGCAGCCGCTTTAGAGCTTGATTTTTTTGACACTATTACGGTTAAGTCAACACAGCCAAATAGCGTAGGCACTAGCACCCTTAACAAAACTTTGCAGATATTTGGCGTAAGTTACAATATAACCCCTACGCGCTGGAGTACCACATTCGTTACGCTCGAACCTATAATAGAAAGTTTTGTAATTGGTAACGCTAATTACGGACAATTAGGCATAAATGTATTATCCTACTAACAAGGAAAGAGGTAAATAATGGCTACAGGTTTTCCAGCTGCAACCGGCGACGTATTTAGCGCAGCTATGTTTAACGGCCTAGTGGCCTTTACGGTTACTACTGAGTCAGGGGCTACCTATACGGTAGACAATGACGACCTTTACCAGGTACTTATTCAGACCAGCAACGCTGGTACTAAGACGGTAACTATTGCACCCGATAGCACTTTAACTGCAGCTGCAGTAGGCAGCGCAATTACTTTTATTAACACTGGTGCAGGGCTTATGACTTTTGCCGCAGGTGCAGGCGTTACCCTTACCTCAGCCGGTGCAGTATCAGCGGCCCCTACTTTGGCTACGCATAAGGTAGCCCAATGCGTGCGAGTAGCTGCTAACACTTGGCGTATTTTTGGCGGTATTGCATAAATGATTGGCGCAATAGCGGCTGGAATTGTCGGCGCAGTTATACCAAGCGAAGTAGCGCCCTCTACGGTCAATTTAGTATTGGTTGCCGGTGGGGCTGGCGGCGGTTATAACAACGGCGGCGGCGGCGGTGCAGGAGGTTTACGTTATACAGCTTCAAAATCTGTAACAGTTGGCTCAGCTTTAACGATTACGGTAGGTGCAGGCGGTGTCGCTGGTACGAGTGCCGGTGGCAGTCAAGGCGGAGACGGAACTGCTAGTACTTGCACTGGTTCAACAAGTCCAACAGGCGGCGGCGGAGGCGGCGGCGCGAGTAACTTTACTGGGCGCAACGGTGGCTCAGGCGGCGGCGTGCGATTTGGTGGCACAAACAGCGCGGGAACTGGAATCTCTGGTGAAGGTAACGCTGGCGGCTTGGCTGGAACTGGTCGAGGCGGCGGTGGCGGCGGCGGTGCAGGTGCCGCTGGTGCTAATGCACCTGCTACAAATATCGCCGGTGCAGGTGGAGATGGTTTGCAATATGACGGTGTTTACTATGCTGGCGGTGGTGGTGGCTCTGGTAATTCAGACGCAGAAAGCGCGGCTGGCGGTTTAGGCGGCGGCGGTGCTGGTAAAGGCTCTTTAGGCGTTGTTGGTATTAGTGGAACTGCAAACACTGGCGGCGGCGGAGGCGGTGGCGGTGACGGTGCTAACGGCGGTGCAGGTGGTAAAGGTGTCGCGGTTATTTATTACGCCGATACTTTTGCAAGTGCAGCGAGTACTACAGGTAGCCCTACCTTTACAAATACCGGCGGTATTAAAAAATATGTATTTACAGGGGACGGGAGTATCACCTTCTAATGGCTTATTTTGCGAAGTTAGACCAAAATAATGTAGTGCTAGAGGTTCACGCTGTTGCCAATGAGGCTTTAGACCCTAACGATGAGGAAACCTCAGGGCTAGAGTTTTTAACTGAGTTACTTGGTTACAATAATTGGAAACAAACTAGCTATAACGCTTCTAAAAGGTTTAATTACGCAGGGCCTGGCTTTACTTACGATTCAGAAGCAGACGCTTTTATAGCCCCTAGTCCTAATTGCCACCCTGAGTTAATCTTGAATACTACTAACTACCAATGGGAGTGCAGTAATGCCGGACACGCCCTTAAAATCTAGCAACGGTTGGCCTGCCAGTAAGGACCCTGCAGAAATTGGTATTAAATCTTTTAAAGTACCTGGCACTGATCTTAAAATACGGTGTGCTGAAAAGGTGGCGCCGCTTCTTATTGGCTTGGCGGCGGAGTTCCACGAAACGATAGAGCCTATAGACAAAGGCACTTTGGACGACTGGGGCTATTGTTTCCGCATGATACGCGGGACTACTGACAGCCTAAGTAATCACAGTAGCGGCACAGCTATAGACCTTAACGCGACTAAACACCCTTTAGGCAAAGAAAATACTTTTAGTCCTGAGGACGCTGCTAAGTGCATAGCACTAGCTAAGAAATACGGGTGTAAATGGGGCGGTACTTACCGTAACCGTAAGGACGATATGCACTTTGAAATAGCGTTGAACCCTAAACAAACAAAAGAGCTTATAGCTAAGCTCGGATTGGTTAAAGATGAATAGACACAGCCTAAAAGTAGCTCAACAAATTGGCGGTAGCTGGTTACGTAGCTTTGTAGCTGCAACAGTCGCCTGTTATATGTCTGGCATTACTGACCCTAGCCTTTTGCTTAAAGCAGGATTAGCAGCTGTGCTACCTGTTGCCTATCGTTACCTAAATCCTAAAGACCCGCTAGGTCGGTAGTGCGCTTATGGCTTATAGGGCTAGGCCTAAGCGTTTTACTAACGGGGTGCGGTTATGACGGCTGGACAAGATACCCCTGCCAAGAGTACAAAAACTGGAAACTCAAAGAGTGTCAACCGCCGGCGTGTATCCCTACTGGAGTCTGCACTAAGGAC